CGTGTACCAACGCGAAGATCGCACAAATGCCCCACTCTACTCCAACAGAACCCGATGACGAGCAATGCTATCAAGAATTTGACGCGGTGCGCCCGATTGTCCAAAAAACAATTGTAATTAATCCTGGGCTTCTAAAAGAAGAACTGCAAAAGCCTGGGGTGGACAACTTGAGAAGAGCGTTTTTTGCAGAATACAAAAAGCAAGAAAAACTAAAAACCTGCGGGAATCGCATAGATTGTTTGGTAGAAGCGAAAAGAAAAACGCACAAACTGATGAACGAATTGTACACAGCTCTCATGATTGAAAGCTTGGCAGAAGAACTCTTGAATCAGGTTCCCCCTGAAAAGGACGAGTAAGTTAAGTAAGTTAAGTTAAGTATGCCAACTAAAATCCAGTAGCTCCTTCGTAGGAGCCGTTAAAGGTCGTTCCTCGTTTGCTTCCTTTATTTCGTCATTTAGTAAAGCGACTACTGGAATTGAAATACAAATACCCGTTTTAATATAAATTGCGCATTTAAATTTTGCAAAAAAAAATAAAATTTAGCATCCGTTGCTATAAAAGGGCGAGTATAAGACTAACATGACCTAGTATATTACGGGGGGAACCCGGTAATATAATAGAATGTTAAAATCTCTTCCAATGCGACTGCTGGTCATAGGAGGTGCTCCACAGACTAAATACAATTTAATAAATTTTTGGGGCCCACCTCACCTGTGTGAAGTCATCGTGACCTAACACAACAAGAGACAGCATTGGAACATTTAAGTCTTGAAGATTATCTGGGACACAGCGAAAGTTGGTGTCCAATGGGGAATCCCTGCTGAGGTCTGGCCAACCTCGGGAGTCTAGCACGCGCAGGGGATTCAGTTAAATCAATCGTAGGTGATTGGTTTAGCACCGACGAGCTCGTAAGGATAATCTTCTTGCATCCTCCACCTGAAAGCCTTGCATCGAAACTAACTGAGCCATGAAGTCTCAGTTGGTTAGTTCCACCGGCACCCAAAGAACTGATCACTCTTCGGAGTGCCAAAAACTACGCAAGGAACTATGAGCGATTCTTTTATTCAAGCAGCAAATACGCGTAAATTTGATACATTTTCTCCTCCTCCAAGCTCTTTGCCATTTCCGCCCAATGAATGGGTAGAAAAAGAATTGTCTACGGGTTTTCTTAAAAAACAAATCCTTAAAAAGATTCATAAACTAATTAAAACTTATCCTGGAAAGTACTCTTCTAATCAGATTTCAAAAATCCTTGAACTTGATTTTGATGACGGATACCATAAAGGTTATACTGCGACGTGCGCTACTAATGAACTTATAAAAAATGGTTACATTCGTCAAACTTCTGCGGGTGAATTTATAGTTATTAAATCGTTTGCTTAATTAAATATGTACTTATATTCGTCTAACATCTGAAGGAACATTCATAACTCATAGAAAGTTTCCATAACTAAATCTTTACTCTTCGGAGCGCTAAAATCTAAGTAAAATGTAAATATGAATAATCTTGCTAAGATAATTATAGAGGAATACCCCAAGAACGATTTTGCTTATCAAATTGCGTCAAATCTTCCCGCAGCAAGTATTTCTCCGTCTCCTCCCCCGTGTTTTAAACAATTTTGCGATCTTATTAATTGTTTAAATAAAACCGGTGATTATTCAAAATGTGGTGAAAAATACAAATCTTTTACTGAATGTTTTGCCAAATTTTATAAGTAAAATTACAAATAAAAATAAATATTAACCTTTGGGTCGCAAATAAAGACGTAACAAAGTAAAATGAATATTAATATGACCGCCGTTCACCGCGAATCGATCAAGCGCGCTCGTCGTGAAAAGAAGAAGAATCTCAAGCATAATAATAAGAAGATGTCAAGGAATGTTAAGAAATACCACGACGACTTTGAAATCTGAAATTAAAAGTTTTAAATTTTAAAATTAGATCCTCTGGGATCTACAAAAACACGTGAACATAAATGCCGCGTTGCTGTATTGATGTTTTTGATCAAGTTACGCGTAAAAATAGAAAATGTCTTCATAAAAGAAAATGGGGGTCACTTTGTTCATTTCATGCTCGGTATTACATAGTTAAGATTCAAGCCACTTGGAGAGCATATAAAATAAAAACAAAGATAAACATTTATAAAAATCTACCTTCAGATATTTGGGGAGTTATATTAGGATGTATACAACGCAAGAATAACATTTACAAACTTTACAAAAGCCATGCTGCGATTTATGAAAAAAGAATAAAAAATCTTCGTTCATTGTATATACGCTGCCCGGAGGTGAGGTTGTGGGGGAGATGGCATAGAATATACACAACTACGGAAACAAATTTAAAATATTTTGATACTCTACTTAATCCATAATTATTTAAAAATTTTAATATTTACTTTAAATTAATAGAGTGTTTTAAAATGGGTGTATGCTATTCAAGAGAGACTATAGTTACAGTTCCAGATAAGGCAGTGATGTTAAACATTGTGGATAGGATAATAACATTAGAGGAAAAGATCAAAAAGGGTGAGCATTTAACCAGGGTTCAGGAGTTAGAGAAGAGTGAGTTAGAAAAAGTAGCTAAATCAATGAAGGCAGTTCAGAAGGCGTCCATGTCGAGAGTTGGAGATTTAACCCATGATAGAGGTCATACGCCTTACAACCCAGAAGAATAAAATTTAAAACTTAAACTTAATAATTTATATGCATCCGCCGGGGCTCGAACCCGGTACATAACCTTGGAAGGGTTACATGATACCCATTCACTACGAATGCATATAAATAATAAATATAAGGGAAACTAGGACGCGTGGGGCTCGAACCCACGGCCACAGGATTAAAAGTCCTGCGCTCTTCCAACTGAGCTAGCGTCCCTTATATTTATTCAATTCAATTAATTTTGTGTCCTTTGGGGTATTAATTGTTTATTCAAGAGAACTTAAGAACAGGTTCATGAACAAGAAGTTCATTTACCATTTGACACGTAACTGCTATCATTGCAACTCTTCCAACAAACAATTCATTTGTGCTAAGACTCTTACTATTATTATATTTATTCAATTCAAGAGGGTCGAAACCATATTCTCCTGGAACGTGCTCTTTCTTCATCTTAAACCAGTCACTTGCATTAGTTGGAAATTCATAAGCTTCTAGTAGTTGACAAAACTCTGAAAATCCGAAACCAAACAAAAGCAATTGTTGAGTAGAAGGTTCAAGAGAATTTACAAAATTTACCCCGAGTGTATCTGGCTTAACATTGTCCAATAATGGAATAAGAAGAGAACTCGCCATTGCAACTCGCCCATGCTTGATTTCTGCTTCCTTAACAAACTTTGACGGAACAGTTGTATATCCTGAAACTGTATTAATTATAAAAAACAAATTAAGAATCGTTTTATACATTTTATAATTTATAATGTATTTTTTCTTTAAATTAATTTGTTTACTAAATTATAAAATGAATAATCAATTACTATTTTTTGGATTAGCCGTAGCATCTGTCCTTGTTTTTCTTTTAGTTTTTCGTACGTTTGAACCTTATACTTATACAAAGGCCGCAGCTTTTGCTTCTGGAAATAATTTTATAACTTTAGATGCCAATGGAGACATACAATTACAACCAGTTTTAGACGTAGATAATGCTATAGAGGCAGCAGCGGATAGTATCACTGCTGATGCAGCGGATACATATAAAACTAAAGCTTCGGCTTCTTCAGATAGACAATATTATGACAGTACCTTTCAGACAAAAACGGATGCGGCAGCCTCGTATCAACCAAAGGGTGATTATATTGTTAGAAATATGCCTTATAAACTGTCGGGGTGGAGCGGCGATTGGCACCCTGTAGGAATCGGCGGACAAGATAACTGGGGAGAAAAATATGTACGCTTCACTGGCAATCCCAAAAGCATCAAAGAGGGCGAATTTAAATTTATTTAATTTGATATAATTTAATTACTAAATTATAAAATGAATAATCAAATGCTATGGGTTTAATAGCTGAGTTGTAAGACAGTAATTTATCTCCGAAGAGTTTTTTTACCTCTAAATTTGTTCAATGCTTTATCTAATGCTTTGCGTTCTTTTCTTTTAAAACCAGAATCGGGTACAATAAAATCTTCCAAAGAACCAGCTGAATCTTCTTCATCTGATTCCTCGGAATCTTCTGTTGAACTGTCAATGTCTTCAACTTCGTGAATAAGGTCCCATTCCCTACAGATGTGTCTGGATATGTGTCTACATGGACATTTACACTCACATTCACCCTTGGGGTAATTGGTTGTATATTCCTTAGATACAATTCTCTGACCAAGAATCGGAAAATTAACACGGTGTCTTTCGCAACAGGTGCAATTGCTTAACTCCCTAGGGAGTTCGTCATAGTCTTTGCATTCTTTTAGTTTTTCATCAAAATAAGTTTCAACATTTTTACCATTAAGAAATTCTTCTAGTTTCATATTTGTAATTATAAATAAATTATGTCCTTAAATTTATTCTTCTGTCGTAATCGCAAGATCACGAAATATTTCTTCACTATGCGGTTCTTCTTCCTCTAAGTCAGAGTCAGAAGAAATTTCATACATCTTCCAATCCATTGCGTGTCTAAAACAAAAGCACTTGCTCGACCCATCTGGTTTTTCTGTCCCAGGGCGATTGCAAGGTTCTCCGCTTTTTGTAATACCACAACACTTTTCCTTAGACACAGGTTCTTTTGTTTCCTTAACAACCAGGGTTGTATCAAGTTTTGGAATAGTCTTACTGGGTTTACTAGATTTGTTTGCCTTGATGTACCCATCGATGTCTTTTTTAGTGATCTTTTCTTTATCAAAATCATCAAGTGTAAGATCATTTTCTGCTGCATATTCGGCTGCAATTTTTGTAGCAAATTTTTTTGCACCGGACGAAGTTTTTGATTTACTCTGGGTCTCTTGTTTTTTCTTCGGAACTTCGATGTCATTTGAACTAAGTAGTTTATGAGCCAATTCAATAAAGGAATCGTTGAAAATACTTAACATTTCAGCCATTGCTTCATCGCCGAGACTATATTTGACCTTAAAAGCGTTAAACTTTGCGTCAAGAGCCATCCTGATAATTAATTTATAAAATGTGTCCCTAAATTAATTAAAAATTTGTAAGATTTATACTTAAAGAAATTCAGAGCAACCAAGGTCAGAGCCCTTGCGGAAAAATATTGCTGGAAAAAATAAATATTAGGACAAAAGAGGTTAATGTAAAGTATAGACCATTTACCAAGACATTTACAAGAATGTATAACAGCAATATGGATCATTACGAAGAATGTATGTGTTTAAAGGAAACTAGATATGGCCCAAATGATCCAACTGAAAAAAATTATGAATATGTTGAAATTTGTGTTTTACATCCTTTAGAACATAATTCAAAACATTTGTGCGTCTTGCCAAAGGGGCATACTGGCAAATGTTCCCATCAGCTAAATTTTTTATTTAATGTGGATGAAGAATGTAAACAAATATGTAGAAAAATATATAGTGCTATATATAGTACCCCCGGACATGATGATTATGTTTATAAAGATAGAACCAGCCGTCTCTTTAAAAATGTTTTATCAACAGAAGAACAGTTAAAAATAAGAGATAAAACTATAAAGAAAAAATGCGCAATTCCTCTTAAAGAATATTCTACTCCATTTGATCTTGCATGTGCTTATCTGGATTGGATAACTTACATTTTAAATGTCGAAGAAATACAAAATGACTATATTTCTCTTGAATATTATAAAAGTTCGGTTTATAAAAATTACATATCAAAACACAAAGAATTCATGGAAAATTTTTATAAATCGTATAATCGCGCTATTTTTAATAAAGATGGTTTTACAATATGTTGTGTAACACAATATTTATTTAAACTTGAGGATATCGCAGATAAAACAAGAAATATGAGAGTAGATATCAGACGAACTGACATGCAACTTGGACACGTAGTACCTAAAAATGAAGAAACTATAACTATAAAAGGACTGAATTTAGTGCCAATGACACGCGAAGGAAATAGGTTAGTTGGAGAGCACATTTTTACTGAAAACGTGTGGTTACAAAGACTAATGGACATCACTGCTCTTTTCCATATCAATCCAATTTAAGCATTTTTTTAATATATTTACAATACTCTATGTCTTTTTCTATAAGTATACATTTTCTAAATGTTTCAATACAAGCCTCTCCGGTTGTACCTGTGCCTGCAAAACAATCTAATACTGTATCTCCTTCGTCTGTGGTGTGTTTTATTATATTCATAAGTAAATCTATAGGTTTTGGTGTTATATTTATAGGACATCTCTTAGCCATATCGTAGTTCCAAACAGAATGATCTGTTTTTAAGTTATTAAATTTGGGAACTATATCTTCGTAGGTTAATTTAAGATGTTTTTCAATCGGTTTTATAGTGTCTCTCGTGGGCATATTTTTCCCTGTTTCTATATTTGAATACCACCCTGTTAAATTATTATTTTTACTTTTAATTTCCTGAGAAATAGTAATCTGGTCAATTTTTAATCTTGTCCTTGCTTCTCTTAATTTATATGAATTATCAAATGTGTAAAAGAGAATATATTCTGCCATTTTATTCCAATTATGCATATCATTCTTAACAACGTAACCATCTAAAAACCCCTTTTTACTAGAACCTTCAAATCTTTTATTCCAAACTATCATTTGCCTAAAAACAAATTTTGTTTGTTTCTTAATTGCTACCATCAGTTCGCTAATGGCTTCCATGTCATTATGAAACATTAAAAAACTTCCGTTATCTTTCATTTTTGTTTCTAATATTTTAATTACATTTAATAACCAGTCAGTATAGTTATCTATAACATCCCATGTATCTTTTCCTATATTGTATGGAGGGTCTATAAGTATTAAATTAATAGATTTATTCTCTACATTGCATAATTTTTCTAAACAATCTCCGATTAAAAGTTTAATATCGTGAGTTACAGAATCGTCTATCGTTTGTTTATCGGTTTCTTCTTGGTCTTTCTCTTTTAATATAGTATGGGGCTTACAATTTAATGCATGCTTATCCAGATTACCTTTTCTAATGTATTCTTTTTTACAATTTTCACAAATAAATTTAGCCATTCGTGGCTACACTATATAATTATACATTTACATTATTTTTAAACGGTTTTCTTCTTTCGAACTTTTCTTACTTTTTCCGGAATAAGGTCTTTCCAGAGTTCGGAAACATCTTCCATCATAGGTTCAAATATAGTTTGAATAGCGGATTTAAATTGGTGTTCGAAATAGTATACGTAATCAATTGGTATAGCATTCTTAATTACATAAGCAGGGTCTTCGACTTTTTCAAACTGTCGCGAACCTTCATATGTTACGAACAAGTAAGGAACACGGTCACCTGATGCTACTTTGTCCATCTTGTCTCGCTCTTCTCGTTTTCTAGAGAGCGCGACATGTGGAATATTAGCAGGGCAGCGAGAGAATGTATTCATTTTTTTACAACTTGGACAAATGTGTTGAGTCTCCATGAATTCTTCAACGTGACTTTTATTTTTATTAACGAGTTTATGTAAAACAGTTATGTCCATTTCTTTCTTACCAATGACATTCAATTCATAGTAAGTCTTTCCACAACCATCGCAAATTACCTTACGATCGAATGCGTAACCTGCTCGCAGACTCTTAGAAAGCATCAATTCTTTCATAGGAACTTCTGCCTGAACTAACTTACGAATTTTAGACCGTGCAAACTCTTTACTTGTTTCGATAAGTTCGTCTACTGTTTCGAAGTTATAATTAAGGACTTTGTCGTTAAGAAAGATGTACTCGAAAATTTGTTTTGAGTTTTCTCTTACGTATATACAGTTGTCTCGACGAACTACCTGAATACCTTTGTAGTCGATGTAATCATACTTAAGTGGATTAGTCCAGAATAAACTTGCATAACGTTTCTTCGAATATAAAATGAAAGGATACATAACCTTTTCAAATTCGAGTTCAATAGGTTTCTTAAATGTTGCCGAAATACGGTCTGCGCATTCGGGCGCAACTTTGAAAACATAGTTCATATGATCTTGTCCTTTGAGATCACTTTTGAACTTTACATAAATAGAATCAGTGTCTCCATATACAACTTCGCAATTGTACCACTCTTCGGCACACTTCTTTGAATGAGCAATCATTTCTCGACCACAAGCAGTAACTGCTGCTGCTATCTTTTTGTTTGGAAGTCTTCCATATCTTGCACCAGTGAATCCATAAATACTGTTCATCGTTACCTTAATAGCAAGCTGAACTCCGTTGAGTACTGCATACAAGTTGTCATCAGACGAAAGAGTTTTCATTTGTTTACGAATAGCCTTACGTTCTTTCCAAAGTCGAGAAAGAATCTTCGGCATAATACCTGTGCGATTTTGAACAAATCTAACACTCACTGGTCTTTTAATGTCGTTCCCGTCTGAGTCAATGTCGTCTTCTTCCCAGTTCATATCAAAGTATTCGATTCCTGGTAAGTTATCAAATTCTGGATCTTCGACTATAGTTGCATAATCATAATTGTGAGCAATCATAATACTAGGATACAAACTTGCAAAATCAAGACCGGCGATAGGTTCGAAATGTGCACCAGGTGTTGCTTCTAAAACAGTCGCCCCTGTAAACTTTTCTTCTTCGTCCGAGATGTCAGTCTTCGGTTTATATTCTGTTGCGGGAATTAAATAACCTTCTTGTTTTGTTTCATAAGCAATTTGAGTATGAACCCTGATTTGTTGACCTCTAAGCTCAATGTATTGCATAGGCACCATAGTAATATTAGACATACCGATTACATTTGTGATAATTCTTAGTTTTAGAATTAGTTCAATAAGAAGCCAAGTGTCCTGAGCGCAATACTTTACTACAAGAGCCATTTTGTCCTTTGTTGATGTGTTGTAATTAAAAAGGTCAGCTGGACTGAGGTCATCTTTTTTATCTCCAGTGAAGTGTTCGGCAACCGCATTCAATTTGTAAGACTCAAGTTTGTGTTCTTTTTTAATCATAAACATAAGATCAAACTGTGTAACTCCGTGCATCTTAAGATATTTCATAGTGTTATCGCCATAAGCAGAAGTATTAAGTTGATCTTCGTGAAGATATGCTGGTTTGCTTTCAATTCTACTAAGATTCTCGAGAATGTATTCAATACCAAGAACCTTTGCGCGGGCACAAATGTATTTCCAATCGAAGTCATATCCGTTATATTGAACTAGAATGTCCGGGTCTACACATTTTATAAATTTAACCCAACCAATTATTAGTTCTTTCTCTGAATCATAAGTTTCGATGTAGACGCCTTCTACTGGGTCACATTCATTGTCAATTGGACTTTTAATTGTTACTACATGTTTGAAACTTTCTTTTGTACTAAATTTATAAACGCTTGTGCCAATCTGCGTGATTATATCATGTTCTTTAGTTGGATCCGGGAAGTCATTTTTGTTTTCATATCTTGTTGAATAAGAAAAAGCCTCAATGTCCCAAGAACCAAGAGTTAAATTACAAATGTCCTGCCGATCAAGTTTTTTAACAGATGCATAATTAGCAATGTAGCTATGCTGACACCTTGACATATCGTTATCTTGCGTGATATTTTTAACCGTGACCCAGTTAGCCATTTGGATATTCATTTTATGAGTGAATCTAAGATAAGGTTCTATATTAGACTCATAAAGTTCAAACTTAATAGGTTCAAGTTGTATACTCGATATCTTCGGTAGCTTACTTTTATCTTTAGGACATAAAATATACCTAATCCGATTAAAAGTGTTTAAGTTTTTACATACAAATCTAAGAAACTTAAAATTTTTTTCGTTTGTAAAACCTTTGTATTTCTTTCTGACTACCACACTGACAGATTCGAGGTCGTCTCGGTTACGAAAAAGCTTGTTACGAACAAAACGCTCTACTTCGTTCTTCTTAAAGTTATCGAATTTATCTTGAAGTTTATCTGGGATACACGCAAAAAAATAAGGTTTATATCCTTCAAATCTTACACAAACAGACTCTCCGATAGTGTCTACACCGAATGCATAAATATGATATCGATTGTCTGGGTTACCTTCATTATCGGAATCGTAATTTTCAACTTCTTCATCGCACGCTTCCCAAGACAATATTTGAAAAGATAAATTATTTTTTTCTAATGTAGATTGTTGTCTAATGAATGCATCCATTGTTACATTTTAATTACATTTAAGTTTTAAATTAATTATTATTCTGCAAAAAACTTATAATAAATAACAGTGTTCCGCCTATAGATATACTCTGTTTAATTAACTTTCCATCTGACGTAGATATACCGAATATAGTAAAATCTAACCATTTTTCTGATAACATATTTCCAAGAACGAACCAATCTATTGTAGTGGCAGAATCTTCGAGTATATTCAAAGTTACCAAATTTAGATTACCATTTGATTTTTTTATTATTTTTTCTGTAGACATTCTTGTTAGAAACCTGTTTATGAAGTCTATAGATTTTATGAAATGTAATATGTCTTCTCTAGCATATGAGTATCTAGCCATATTTATAATCAGAATTATCTGATTACAGATATATAAAACTAATGGGTGTAATAGATATCTATCATGATCATGGAAATTTACGTTTTTAACCCCATTTGGAAATACGTCTTTAATAAATATAGCAAGAGAGATTCCGCCTAAGATTGTGGTATAAGATATTATGTTATTAAATAAATTTATAGTTTTTTCAATATCATCCTTTGTTTTAGCAAGTTTAATTATTAAATTACTTAGACAAACATTATTTTCAAAATCAAATTCGTTTTGTTCTATATCGTACTTAATTTTTTTAATTCTTTTAACGTGTTCGTTTATAATAAACATAAATGTATATACGAATAAAAATAAAACTATTCTAGAATAGATCCATTCTATACATATCAATGTAAAAAATAATACATTATTATTAAATATATTCAACCAATAATACTCATTATAAAAAGACGTGATATCTAATAAGTTTATTATTATAGAAATTACGCTTGAACTTATAATAACAATACCTTTAAACATTTTACAAGTTAAAATATTTTCTATATGATTTGTTTTAAAATACATTTTAGCCCACAAGTGTATAACGGGTAAATTCATGTGTAAAAAAAATGATGTAAGATATTTTGTATCTGATGTATTATTAATGTATAATATTAATGTATACACCGGTTGTACCCATAGCATTAAATTAATTAAAACGAAATAAATAGTATAAAATATAAAAAAACACTTCATTATCGCAGACGGATTTTTGCATTTGTTTATTTTGTATAAATTTATCCTAGGAGAAGGCGTTTCGTCTTCGAGAAGTTTTAATAAATTTATAGATTTTATATTTTTATTAGGTCTTAAAAATTTTTTATTTATAGTATTTTTTTTAATTAATGCAAATTCATAGTTCCAAGATTTAATACCTAAAAATAATAATAATTTTTCTAACATTAATATTAAATGTTTATTATAATCATAATTATATTTTTATTCTTTTTAATTTTAAATCCGTGCTCGGTCTCTTATAGAACAAAATCCGGAAGAAGGTATATGGCCAGAGATCTTAAAACAGCAGAAATGATTGATATTCTTAGAGACATATCTATAGATTTATCTTATAACATAAACAGAAAAGATGGACAATTATTGCGGCGTAGATTACAAAATACTAGTTTTAAGGAATTGATACATAAGGATCCTAATATTTTAGCATGGAATTATGACAAAGGTAGAGAAATAGGGATTAAAATTTATAATACTAAAGGGGTTATGTATTCTCACGACGAAATAATATCTTCGCTCTTACACGAATTAGCACATTCTTTGACTTATATAAGAGGTCACGCAGACATTTGGCAAGAAAAAGACGAATATTTACAATCATTTGCTCCAAAATACGTAAACATTCTAAAATTAAAAACTTCACAAATTATTAAATGAATGACCTTTTCATAGGAGGAGGTGGATATTCCGGTATCATATTTTTAGGAGCACTTGAATATATACACGAAAAAAAATTATTAGATTTAAAAAATTTTTACGGCTGTTCAATAGGTTCTTTAATAGGTTGTTTATATATTTCCGGATATACTCCTAAGAGTATTTTAAGTAAATTTTTAGATTTAAATTTAGAAGAAATAGTTAAATATGATTTTAATAATTTATCGACTGAAAATTACATAATAGACGACGCTTTACTCGATACCTTAATTGGGTTTCTATGGGAATCTCACGAATGCAATGTAACCCTTTCTCAATTTTGTAATGTATACAACGTCAACGTCAATATATATACAACAAACGTGACTAAAAATTTATATACAAATTTTAATAACAAAGATTTTCCGGATGTTAAATTAAAAGACGCCTTAAGGGCGTCTATGAGTATACCTTTTTTATTCAAGCCTATAAATATAAACGGTGATATGTACATAGATGGATGTTGTAAAAATTTATACGGCTCTCCTCCAAGCGAAGTTTACGTATGTGGTTATAGTTTAATTTTAAATTCATTAAGAATTAATAAGTCGTATATTACTAATGTAATAGATTGTATGTTAACTAAAGTAAAACCAAGGAGTACATTTTTAATAGAATGTAATAATGTTCCAAACCCCGATACATATCTTAATCTAAATAAACTAGATGAAAGAAATATATTAGATATGTATAAAAGGGGTATAAACTTTGCTAAAGAGTCTTTAAAAGATTAGCATTTATGACTAACCTCTTTTATCCATTTTTTTTTATTGGTCATAAAATCTATAAAATTCATTTCTTTTGTAGACTTATTTATCTTATTCTTTTTTCTCCTTTCATTTAATAAATCTTCAATTAAAACTATTTTCTTGGAATCTTTTTCATCCTTTAAACATTGATATCTTGCTCTAATATTGCTAAGCATTTCTTGAATATTAGTAGGACATGATTTTTCACAATATAATCTTAAATAGTCAGGAACAGAAAAAACAATTGGTTTATCTATAAAATCTATATTTCTTACTTTAGTTTTAAATTTCTCGTCATTTATGTATTCTCCGTTGAAATAAAACCTTTCACAGTGCTCTGAAAATATAAAATAAGGAACTTTGTTTTCAGAACAAATCTTTATTATAAAACTTGATATCGTATTGTATTCAATAAAATTATGAAATATAATACAAAATTTGGTGTACATTAAAGAATCTTTTATCAATTCTTGTAAATTTTCAATCATCAAGGGTCTTCTTATTAGTGTCATTGAATTTTGATTACATATATTAACTATATATTGCATATGTTTACCATAAAAGTAATTAATGCGGTGATTTGGATTAATACACCTTGGGTTCAGTCTTTTTGTAACTATTGCAAAATTGTCCCACGAAAGATCATTTACAATAAGAACGTTCATGTTTACATTTATATTTACATTTTTCTTTAATTTGTGTAAAAATATGTAAAATTTAATATACGTATGTGATTAATTATGTTAAGTTACATTATAATTGCTGCTATAATAACGCTTACAATGTTTATTTTTTATTTGATTAATAGAACTTTTGAAGTTAAAACCCCTGATAAAATAAAGGAGATTATTTTAGATATTAAATCAGATTATATTGTAATTTTGTCTTTAGACGGTTGTCCTCGTTGTATAGAACTGGATGAAAAAATTAAAGAATCGAAGGTTAAGTATACGACTATTACTTTAAAAGATAATATAAATTTTCAATTTGACAGTTCTTTTATAGAACTACCTCTAGAAGAAAGAGATAATATAATACTTGAACTCCAAAAATTGTTTAAAGATGGAATTATATTATTCCCGTGTATAATAGTTAAAAATAAAATTTATAAAGGTTTACCAAATGAAGAAACGTTAAAGAAAATATTTAATCTTTAAAAATATAATATAAATTAATTATAATACATGGACTATAATAAGATTATAGCAATAGGAGATCTTCATGGGGATTTTCGTATATTTGTTAATGTTCTATTAATGTGTAATTTAATAAATCAAGAAAGGATGTGGATCGGTGGAGACACATACGTGGTACAACTTGGCGATACATTAGACGGTAAAAGACCTGAAACTAAAATTGAAAACTCATTTTTACAAGAAAGCGGAGAAGTAGAAATTATGAGGTTGATATTAGATTTAGATTCTCAGGCTAAAAAATACAATGGAAGAGTTATATCTTTATTAGGGAATCATGAACTGTATCCATATTATTTACCAAATGATAAACAATTTATAAGAGATTACGTTAAAACAAAAGATATAGAACAATTTAAAAAGGTTTACAATACAGATAGAATAAAGTTTTTAAAACCCGGAGGTATTGGCGGAGCTTTAATTGGTAGAACAAGGCCGCTTATACTCAAATTGGGTGAGTTTTTATTTATTCATGGGTCTGTAACCGATAAACTTATTAAAAACAATTTAAATCCCGAAACAGGAAAGGTGGACATCTCAAAAATTAATAGGGAAACAAGTTTATGGCTGCAAGGTAAAGGTAAAATACCTAATTATCTAGAAGAAATGGATGAAGAAAACCCCGTTTTTTCTAGAATATATTCTAAATCAAAAACCTTTAATGAACAAGAATGTGCTAAATTCGACAATCAACTTAGATTTTTTGATGGCGTAAATTATGTAATAATGGGACATTCCAGATTTAAATCTATAAATAGTGCTTGTAATAAAACGTTAATCAGAACCGACGTCTCACTTTCTAGAGCTTTTGGAGGAACTCTTTCTAATAAATCTTTACAGGCATTAGAAATAATTCAAAGTAAAAATAAAAACCCGGATATAAATGTAATTACTAAAGACGGTAAAATTAGTTTAAGTTAAAGCCTTCACAATTTTTTCATAAGATGTATTTACGTTATGAGAGATTCCGTTTGTATCAAAAAGTGCAATTGGATATTCCCGTGGGTGTATAACTTTTGTTGTATCAAATACATTTACACAGTCTTCGTAATATTTAACATCAATAAAAAACCTATTAAGTTCTCTTTTGAAATTTAGAAATCTTTCCTCCCATGCTTTTTTTGTGATGTCTATTAAACCATACTCGTCCCTTGTTTCTACATCAGAATCGTAAATAACATTATTGTACTTTTGAACAATTTTACCCTTTGTTTTATTCATTGCTAAGAGATATCCAAACAATTGATAAAGGTCATATTCGTTTTTTCTAACGTTTTGTGGTCTCATCCGTGTTTTAACCTCAATTACCGTGTCTCCATGAGATGCATCATGCAATCCTTTTATAAACCATCCATTTTCTTCGTATGTATACATTCTATTATTTCCTTTTTTGTAATTCATTTTTGAAATGACAGATTGTTCGTTATTTATACCACAGTCTTTCTTAAGCGTATTTTCTAAAAATTTAGTTGCATGAGACATATCTTCATCTCCGATTTCTGGATTTTCACTTTTAAGTTTTTTTGTAATTTCCTTTTCTAGTCTTTTAAAATCTGCGGGGTTTTTAACATCTTTTTTAAACTCAGTGTATATAGTTTTTAGCTGTGTATCGTATGTTTTTTTATCCGGATTTAATAGTTTAAAAGCCCCTTGTCTAAATAATAGATCTTTATAAAAACTTTTAAATTGTCTGCATAACAACAGGAGTATGATTTTATCTCTAGATTCGTATCTATTTTTACCACATGCTGATCCAATATAAGAAATTTCAATAGAATTCATATTTAATATTAACTCTGTTGAAATCTTTAACTTATTTTTTTTTCTGTAAAATTGTATTTTACTTCTTCTTTTTAGATTTAGGTTTTTCGCTTGGAGGTGGGGCTGGTTCCTCTGGAGGTGGTACTGGTTCCTCTGGAGGAGGAACGGGAGTTGGTTCCTCTGGAGGTGGGGTTGGTTCCTCTGGAGGTGGGGCTGGTTCCTCTGGAGGTGGTACTGGATCCTCTGGAGGTGGTACTGGATCCTCTGGAGGTGGTACTGGATCCTCTGGAGGTGGGGCTGGTTCCTCTGGAGGAGGAACGGGAGTTGGATCCTCTGGAGGAGGAACGGGAGTTGGTTCCTCTGGAGGAGGAACGGGAGTTGGATCCTCTGGAGGAGAAACGGGAGTTGGTTCCTCTGGAGGCGGAAGGAGCACTGTACCTGCGCGTTTAGAAAAAGTCATTATAGTTATTAATATCTAAACATTTAATTTCTTTATTAAATACGAGAATTGCCAAAAAAAAATAACTCTAAAAAAAATAAAGTATTGTAATATATATAAACATGTATAACGCCGCTCAAAATATAATATCGGCTATGGAAACTAATATATTTAACGTAACACAAGTAGACCCGCGCATTCGCGAAGAAGTTCCCTTTTTTAAAAAAATATTAATAGAAAATTTAGATAACCAAGAGGTATTTCATGGTTACATTAATAAAATTGGTGAAACGTGGGGTATTATTTTAAAAGATAATTTCAAAAGACTCATAACTCATTACAATAATATTTATAAAAATGATCTTATAATTAAAGCAGAAAAACAGGCTGAAATGGTTAGACTTGCTGAACAATATAACGCGGATAAGTTATTTTCTGAACTCGACGAGTTATCATTAACTGGTAACATTTCGTCTTTGACGAGTGCATTAAGATCTAGTGGTATTTCAAAGAAAAAAAGACCTTCAAGAAAGAAAAGAACTTAATCGAAAAGAAGATCTTCATCTTCGCTTTCGGCGTCTCCAAATCTGCCTGGTCCGACGTTTACAGAAGGCTTTCCTTGGAATTCTGTAAAAATTGGAGTAGAAACCATAACAGGTTCGTCGGCCTGGGGACAATTTGGTCTTTTAACATATCTTACATTTGTTACGCCTAAAGAATTTACATACTTTTCTGGTTTATAATCTCTTACGTATTTTTCCCCAAATTGTATTCTCATACGTTCTTCTATCTCAGGAATAGACATATCAGAAACCTTTTTGTTCTTTGGAACAGTATTAATTACATTTGACATATCTGTCATAGCAAATGTTTCTCTAGGACTAGAGTCTCCTTCTAATTGAGGTACCATAAGCATATCTTCATCCACGTCCTGGGACCCAACAACGTCAAAACTCTCTTGTGAGTCTGGGAGTATTTCACCGGCACTTTTTAACCATTCTGGTTCGTCGTCATCTAAAGTTCCGAAGTATGTATATCCAGAAATTTTAATTGGATCGTATATTTTACTTATTTTAAATGTGATTTCCTGTGCCATGCTTTTTAATGCTTCATTCAATTCTTCTTGGATATTGTCAGACGGAGTATATAACCCATCTGCTATATTTTGTTGTATACTTTTAACTACATTCTTAAATTTACTATTTAAGAGTCCTTTGTTTACAGCGGCTTTGATAAAAGATAATTTACCGTCTACAACGACGGTGCTTAGATACAAAACTGAGTTGCCATCTGAACCATATACAAAAACTGGGTACATAATTAAACCTCTGGAAAATAAATTGGGATAATTTTCAGACATAAATCCCGAGGAGGACTGTTGAATTTTCAAAGCTTTTAACATAGGTTCTGTTATATCAACTGTGTCTTCGGTCGATACAGGAGTAGGAGTCGGTTCGACGTCGACAGGGGTTGTTGTTATAGGAATTGGTGAAACGAGTCCGCTTGTTGGATAATCTGCGGAAACTTCTAAAATTTCAACCGGCGCTCCTAAGAAAGTTTCCATGTTTTCTTCTTTTAAAAATCCAAAATTTTCTCGATCTTCCGCTGTGCAAAAACTTTTGAATTTAGAAATAGGATCAGTTTTCTTTACCCAACCAACGTCCCCTTCGGTTAATCCAGGGGAAATTATAATATCTCCGTCTTCTATTTCTTTGAATTCATAGTATTCTACGCCAGCATCTTTTGACACACTCTTAATTACATATCCCGTGTCATTGCACATTTTCCGATACTTATCAAGAAAAATTTTTTTTACGTTTCCGCGTCCACTTCTTGAAGGCGGGGGTGTAACTACCTCCGTGGGAGGCGGATCTGAAGACGAACCTTCTCCTGGCTGTAATTGTTTTTGGCTACCGTCTGGTAATGTAGTAGTTGCAATAGGGCCGGATCCCGCAGAGGCATCGGCAACCGGTTGTTTACCTTTAATTACCGATGTGTCTGGAATACCAGATTGATCTAAACACATTCTTATTTGATCTTCTGATAGATTACTTAACATCCAATTTATAATCTCCTCTGTGGTTTTTTCTTCAAAAAATTTTAAAGTTTCTGCACTCATTTTATAATTATGTTTACATTTTATTTTTTGATTTTAATTACCTTTTGATACCGTCTTCAGTGTTTGATTAATAGACTCTGGGTTATTTACCGCTATTTCTAAAAGTTCTTCTAGATAAGATTCCGGGTATACATTATATCTGTATATCAATTCGAGAACTTTTGCGTTGATTTTTTGTTTTTGCGATTCTTTATTAAATTCCTGTGCTATTTCTCTCTTAACAGAGTTAGAAACTAAATTTTGAACAGAAAGTTCTTTAATACATTTTATTAATTTTATTCTTTTCGCTGGGTCTTCTCTAAAATTAATAGTTTTATTGCCTTTTTCGTTAAAATAATTTTTTCTAAGTATGGGTAGAAGATTATAATTTTGATATATTCTGGTGATGTATTCTCTGGTGTCATCGGATAATTCTAAAGTTTTAAGCGTGTTTTCTGATTTCCATGGTTCTATATTTTCTTTTATATTCAGGTCTATGTTTACAATAGGTTCTGTTAGTATCTCTGGGTCTTCATATGGAATTAATTTCCCAGAAGAGTCTTGCGTAGTCTCTGTAAATTTCAAAGGAAAATCTTTATTTGGGTAACTAAATTCACGATTGTAGACCTGCGTAAATGTAACATTTTCTGGAATTCCTTCGCGGATGTACATTCTTCCATTTGAAGGATTTTTATAAAATATTTGATATAATCCAGAAACGGACGGAACGACGTGTTCTTCAAGTCTTATTATATTTCCGTTTTTATTTATTTCGGAGTCTATTGCACAACTTTTTAAAACTAATTCTAATTCATTATTAATTGTATATTTCTTTAGTGAAGACATTAACATCTTTTGGTCTATACCAAAAGTGGATAACCCCTGCCAGTCTGAATTTCCTATTTCTCCTAAAACAGCCGCCACGTCTTCATCTCTCCCTCCTGATGTAGGTAATACACTATAATGTCGATAAATGTCTACATATTGATCATTTATTGGTAAACTTGAGTGACTGCAATATCTTGACGCTCGGGCTAAAATTTGTTCAATTCTAGATTCGTTCCACCAAGGTTCTGTGATATGTACCTGTTTTACATTTTTAAATGAAACACCTTCCATAACAGAGCGAGTTCCTAATATTACCTTTAATAGACTACCGTCTGAATTAGCACTAGAATTAAACGTATTTCGCGCTTTTTTAATTAGAGTGCCGTCTCGATCTTTAGTTTTTGTTTCTGAACTCCAAATAAAGTATCGACCTTTGCCACGATCTTCGCGATCAAATTGAGTAAGACCACATGCTTCTAAAATTATAGCAAGGGGTTCCACGCCATATGTTAGCCAATTTGAAAAAATAAAAACAGGACCCGAACTATTAAGCGTTAATTCAATTATAGATGCAAATTTAGTAGAAAAAGTTTTAACATAATTAATTACTTCAGATGGAGTTTGAAATTTTATTGACATTAATGTATTTTTAAATGTCTGCAAAGCCTGTTTTTTCTCAGCCAATGTTTTGTTTATTTTTTCTCCAACTTTTGGGAGAAATATATTAGAATATTGTTGGGTAGTTACATACATACCTGAAATTTTATCGTCACTTTCGCTTTCATAGTTTCCAAGTAATACATTTTCATATGAACCTATACCTTGAGATTTTTTCCCAAAGTTTTTATCCTTTGATACGTCAGATTTCAATGCATTAATGTATTCTAGTTTATGTTGAGCAGAAAACGTATGTTCCATTGTTATTATTCTTTTATATGGATATGCATTAGGGTTACCTCCTTTGAAATAAGAAACATAACCTGAACAAATGTATCTAATAAGATCTTTATTAATTATACACGAATCTTCGGATATCCACGTTTTACCTTTTTTAGAAGGTACGCAATTTGCGGTATCGTCTCGAGAGTCATATTCTCCTACAAAAAAATTGTAAAAATCAGATTTATTTACTGGAAAAGGTACTCTAGGTCTCAAAAGATTTATTGTGAGACCCAGTTCGTAAGGATTATCATAAATAGGAGTAGCAGACATAACAGCAATTCTTAACTTTGGATGAAAATAATATTTTATGGCATTGTATAATTTTTTATAAAAGATGCCGCCGGCACTTACAAGTCTTTGAATTTCGTCAATTATAAGAAGACCGTTTTCATGAAATAAAGCAGTATCTTCTAGTAGTCTCGAACCTTTTATAAGTTGACCATCTTTTCCGGTTTTATAAATAGATTCTATAAAAGTTTGATGAGTTACAAGCTCGAATGTTCTTATTATTTTACTTCGCAAGTCCTTTTGATAGTTGTCTAATTGTCTTTTAACTACTTTAACTTTATTTTCTTGATCTCTAAATGATTTAGCAGTAGCCGGGGTAGAATCACCCGCGTCTATTCTAGATTGTATATCAAATAAAAGACCCTGTTCTTTAGACATCTGTCTCATTCTTGCGATAAGTATAGAATTTTGGGCCTGTGAAACATAAAAGTCTCTTTCTAATTTGCCTCCATTTCTTACTAAACAGAAAGAAGGACAAGAGAAAAATTTTCCATTTCTTATTTCCCCTGCTATTTCTTCATAGTATTGATCTACCAGAGGCGCAGGAACTACAAAGAGAAGACGTTGATTACTTGCGTTTTTGAGTGCCTCACCGATTACAATAGATGTACATGATTTACCGGATCCAAGTCCGTGAAATATAAGCATATTATTAAAGTTAGAACTTGGACCCATAATTTGTCCCATAAATTTTTGCTGAGGAGCTAAAGACATATCGACCGCTTTGCAAATTTCATCATTTGACAATTCGATGTAATCGTCTTTAAACTCGAAGGGAGAATTTTCAGGAAACGCTTCGCCTGAATACTTTCTTTGTACAAAGTCTAATAAGTCTTTGTTATTGAAAGTTTCTACATCATTTAAATTTTGAAACACCTTTTCATTACAATTTATCTTGTATTTTTCAGCATCTTCTGGATTTTCATAATAATATTGCAAACAATCCATGTTTATATTATAATGAAAATACATTTATTTTTTTAAAAATTTACTGCGAAGTTAAGTATTCTCCAAACATAAACCATAAAAATATTGATATAAGAAACCCAACTTTAAAGCCAACTATACAGTTGTTAGGACTATTCCCTGGCAACAAAGGGGTTGTAAAATAAGGAACTATAAAGAAAGTCAATAATGAATAAAATACCATAGCAACCTGAGAACTAGTTGTGCTTAAATGCGACATGTTATTATAACAATTTATTTTTTTTTAAAATTTATCTACGTCTTATTTTCCTAGATTACAATTACCAGTAAACTGTAAAAATACGCCATATATAACAAGGCAAGCCATTACAAAACCATTAAATAATTGCATATATTTTCTAATCTCAGCTGGGAAAATTAAAGATATTAAGCCAACTAAAACAGATGAGAATACTATTGCAAATCCATAAACTAAACTTATATTATAACATTTGCTATACCAGCTAGCAACTGCAGATGGAAGCATCACTAATGTAGCGACGAAAGCTAATACGACTAAAATTATTACAGGGGGTGAGGTGAGCCACAGGCGAGATGAATTACTACGGTCCATTTATTATAATAATATATTTTTTTTTTTAAGATTCTTTTTCTCAGAAATCTATATACATTTAAATAGATTTCGTCATCTCGAATCTAAATGTAATTTATTTAAATTACTTTCTTCTATTGCCTCATCCGAAACGTGACTCTTCTTCCCTTGATGGTCATCCGAATTTAGAAATGTATTTAGCCTTTATTCTTTCTAATTCGTTCATTAATCGTCTATAACTTTTGTAAACGTATCCTCTTCTTTTAGATTTATACATAAGTTTAATACCGATTTTCTTTGCACGAAGTTGTAAATTCTTGAACAAATTTGCTTTCTTTTCCATTTCTTTGCGTGTCAATGGAAGTCTTTTACCATATTTAGACATTTTAGTAATATTAATTCCCACACTTTTTAATTTAGTCTTAAGATCTTCGTTAGACATACTCTTTAGTTTATTAGATTTTTTGCCAAATTGTGTTACTCGCGCGCGTTTGTTCATTGATCTCTGAATTGTCTCTTCACTTAACTCAAGCATGTTTTCAGCGGCTTCTCTCTCTCGTACCGTCCTACCAGTCAGGGTAGTTAATACATCCCTTGACATCTCCATCTCCCGTTTCTGCAAGTCATTTAGAAAAATTGTAATCCCTTCTGTATACCCTACTACTTTTTTTTTCTCTGAATAAGTGTTTTCTAGAAAAACATTACGATGGAAAACGCTTGCTATCTCAGAAGATGCTATATCAAAACTTAGATACATTTCTTCTTTGTTTTGTGTGTTTCCTGCCAAAAAGCACATGATCTGTAAAAAATCACCGGCAGTTTTAAATGCAATTAAGGTAGTGTTTAATATATCGGCACCGAGGTTCCTTATTATATCCATTGTTAGACCGGCGACGCTATTGTTTGCAAGACCCGTTGATTTATTTATATTATTATCACGGGTCATATCAGTGTCCCTATTAAAATATTTATTTATACGTAATTTAACCACTTCATTTTCTAAGTATAATATACCTTTAAAAACATCATGTGCGCCGCATTTTATATGAAATTCTATATTATCTAGATTCTTTACCACAAGCTTAAAATATGTCATACTTGTTTGTAAACTATCATCATAAGAAGCATCAAACAAAGTTGCCAAATTGTAGATACATTTAAACTCCTTTATACCCCTACAACCCGCGCGTCTCCTAAGAGCACTATCAATCATAGAACCGTAAACTGGTATTAAATTAGTTTTATCAGAAGATTGATCTATTCTTATATAAATAGGACCCGGTTTTTCCCCGTCAAACTGATGAATTGCTTGAAGTAAACCTAAAATATTGTAACCTTTTTCGCAAGAAAATGGGGATTGTTTAAAGTAATACTTCGAGGCCGATTCACGGTGTATACCCAAAATATGTAATATAATTCCAATTGTAGTCTTTGCTTTCTTATCGCTAGTAAAAAAATACTTTAAGATTTGTTTCAGAGACAAGGAGCGATCGGACATTCCCGTTGGCCACGGCGGATTGGTGCCCTTCTTCTTAGGAAACTTCTCCAAGCCTTCGACTTCAGGGCCCTCATTCACGCTCTTGATTTTCTCAATAACATTTTCAAGTTTACTCAATCCCTCTTGTTCTCTAATTATGTCATCGACCAATAATTCAGATATGTATCCTATGAATTTTTCGCGTGCCTTTTTCTCGAGCTCTTTCTTTCCAGTCGCGTCCCCGGTGTTAGGCAAAGATTTTACTTCCAGGTCGACGGCTACATCAGTTGCGCGAGAATCCGTAAAATCATGGGTTGCATCACACGACATTAAAATACGTAAATACATATAAAATTCGTCAGGGCTGGGCCACACATTTGGTACATCCTTTTGTCGCTCTTTGTATTTTTCATATAGATCGATCTTGACCACGTTCGGAGGCGGCGGCTGCTGCGTTAATTGATATGGAAAACCCGGAACCAAAAAACTCATATCTATATTTAATGAATACATTATATTTTAATTAATTTCATAATTCCAATCTAAATAGTATCGTATCTGTTCGGGTCTATTTAATTCTGAATACTTAAAAAATACATAAGCTGAGTCTGTTAACTGTTTTATTTCTTGTTTAAATTCTTTTAACGCAGAATTATACATAATGTAGTGTGGATTTTGAATAACAATTTTACAATTAAATATTCTTTTAGAATACATTAGTTCAAATAAAGCAATGTACATGGGTCCTTTATTACATTTTACATTTTCAGGAAAGTACCCTAAGTAGAAAAATTTACTATTAGTGTATACATTTGACATACCTCTCATGTTAAAATAGTCCATGTAATAATGTTCATCAAATTCTGGTGTATCTTCCGCTGATATATACATCAACCAGTTGTAAGACCAACTGCCTGCATTTAAATGCGTTAAAAGTTTTAGTGAACCTCCCGAAGGAGGTTCTAAAGAATGTATTAAATTTGTTTCTTCTAGAAATAAAGAACTTCTTGGAATTGTAACTGCTCTGTAAACGGGGTTATGAAATTGGTATATAAAAGAAAATATTAAACCTAAAAAGGATATCATAATATTATACTATAAAAATTATTTTTAAATTGGTATAAATATAACTATTCAGACTCTTTTTCTAGAATTGAGACTACCTTGTTAATAGTTGGAATACATACATTTACTACGCTGGATATCTTAGCCTTCGAGGGTTGTTTTAAATTAAGAATATTTTTAATCACGTAAAATAGAACCCCGGCTGTTATTGACTTAGGTGTAACAGAATCTAATTTATCTAAGTTTTTAGTATAAAGTTCGTTGCAAACGTGAACTGTTTTGAAAGGTAATTCTAGAATATTACAAAATTTAACAAATGTATCATTTTCTTTTACGTCTATCTTTTGTTTACCCAGATTACAATACGATTTATGATCTTGCATTATCTGTAGGTATATTTTTTCTCCCTTAAGGAATCCTTTTTGGTTCCCATCTGTTGCATCTATTAGTTTCTGTCTATCACATGGTATGTTATTATATATACATGCGTAATACAAACACGCAGAAATTAAACCATTTCTAACAGACGCCCTTGTAAGTTTACCAGATTCCATACAAAAATGCCACATATTCTTTGTAGTTGGTAGTACACATCGGTGAATTGATAATAATACACAGTAATGCTCAAATTTTTCTGAAATTTTCCAAAAGGTTTTTTGTTTATGACTAAAAACCGATTGTAAATGCAGGCGCATGGAGAAACTGTTTTTATTAAATCCGGGAACCGACCCTGATTTATCATAAGGATTATCAGAAACGTATAAATCCCCTCGCTGCATACTCTCCGAGTACTTACCTTCATCAGATTTATAATTATTCCACTCACACGTTTCAAATATCTTATTGGATATCACTTCTCCGCAATTAAGACAAACTTCATTGCCTTCTTTTTGATTATACTGTTTATTTAAATGGCGGCATTCACATTGGTCTTTTTTAATAAACACTTCAGATGATAAGATATATTCAAGATCGTCCCATATAATAGATTCGTCAATAATTTCTTTTACCGTTAATGCCATTTACAGTACAATTCACACTCAATATAATTCAAAATATCTTAATAATAATATAAAAACGTAATATTTGCGCGCATTTTAACACATTTTAAAATAATACAATAAATCTAAATGGTAGATATAACTATATTAGAGCGCGACGCATTTAATATTAAATTAAATACAGATACATGTATATTTAATGTAAATTTAATAGCAGACGTCGAGTATAACGATATAGGATTTCAAGAATTTTTAGAATATTTTAAATCCGGGTGGATGTACATCAGAAACAATTCTTTAGTTTATTATTTATTTATAAATCTTGGAACGTGTAAAAAAGAACATGAATTGCCACTGACTGCATATATAAAATTAATTAAGATGATAACAGACCTTAATGAAATAATTATAAATCATTGCAATTGTGTATGTATATTAACCGAGGGGTCTGAAAAATGGGAAAACGCATATAAGTTAATAACAAAACTATGGAACCCCCCTGAACAAAGACCATTAAAGTTTACACATGATGAAAAAGATGTAGACATTTTCTTTAAAACAAATAAACTGATAAAATAATTACTAAAAAATAATATCACTAAAAAATAATATCATTAAGTAATTACTACACTAGAAATATCGTATTTATGAAGATTATTACTTGGAATGTTAATGGAATTCGTTCGAGGATATTCAACGATCAAATAAGTTCTAAGCTTAAGAAAAATCAAGAAATTATACCAGATGAATCTAGTCCTGTGTATAAACTCATTTCTGAATTTTCCCCAGATGTTTTATGTATACAAGAAACGAGATGCAGTATAGAAAATTCAAAAAGGATAAGTATACCCGGTTATTGTTCATTTTTCAACGAGTCTAAATTACAAGGAGCCAGGGGAGCGGATAGATACTCGGGTACAGCAGTTTTTTACAAAGAAAAATTGAATATTATAGATATTTTTATTGATTTACCTGGTTATGAAGATCAAGAAGGAAGAATAATAAGAGTCGTGTTCGAAAATTTTATACTTGTAACTGTTTATGCTCCAAACAGTGGTACAAATTTTGACAATAAAATTTATTTTATGGATGCGATGATAGATTATCTTAATAATATAACAGAACCAGTTGTGTTTTGTGGAGATCTGAATGTAGCAATTTCTACTCACTTTGATAGGTCAAAGGTACAAGAGTGCCCCGGTATTTATTCTCATGAGATTGAATTTTATAATAACTTACAGACTATAGGTTACATCGATAGTATTAAAAATGACGATATCATTTATACATGGTGGGACCCTAGGCAACGTAAAGAAGACGGAATGGCTATAACAAGAAACCGTAATAAAGGATGGCGACTTGATTATTTCTTTACTAAGAATTTTAAATGTAATCAAATTGCCAGTAAATGTCTTAAATATATAGGTGAAAATACACGTGGTATTCCTTTAGCGAGTGACCATGCCCCTGTAATTTTAGAGATTACAAATTAGTTTTAGTGATCTCCAAAAACCATCTCTACACCCTTGGTTACAGGGTTTTTACGCATCATTGACGCGGCCTTCGACTTTACGGTACCTCCGTATTCATCATAAATTTGCATCAAAACATAAACTGTAAATAAAATCGCGACACATAGATTTGTCCACCAGAAAACTCTATCAAAAAACGATTTGCCACAGTCTTTTGTTTGACAGCAACCGCCATCATTACTAGCACTCGTGAGTTCATTTAAGGTACCGAAAGTAATCCAAGACATTATAGCTACAACTAACGCCACTATGAAATTCATTTTTAATTTAATAAAAACATTTTAATTTTACATTAAATTTAAACTGAATTTTTGTCTCCTAGGAGACTTGTTAGTTAATTCATTTCATTGAATGTCATTCAGCCAGAAATTTCTAACGGTGTACTCGGAAATCCTTGTATACATTTTTTGTAAGTCTTCTTGTTTCTTTGTTAATTTTTCAATTGTATCTTCGCTAAATGTATGAATTTTCATGTCTGTCAAGAATGTATAACTATTTTCTATCTTAATGTAATCTTTCTCTTCAAGTTGTTCATTAATGTAGTCTAATCTCTGTCGAAATACTTTTATTTTTTCATCCATGACGTCGTTTACAAAATTAATCTTTGCTGTAATTAAATTTAATTCATGTGACAACTTCTTAATTAAATTGGTTTGTCTTTTAATGTAGTATTCATTCCTGATTCTCCAAAAATGATAAATTATTTCTTCTGGATTCTCCATTTTAACTATTTCATTATTTTCATTAAATACATACATATTCTTAGCTGAGATGTGACTAACTAATTTTAGTTTCTTTTCAATTTCGTGATTATCTCTCCATTCGTATACAGTTTCTAGAGGCATTTTAATTTCAAAGTGAACAGAGGTCTCTGTAGACATATTTTTGTAACCATAAATCGTGTTTTCAGTTTCAAGTTTATCAAGAAAGGTTTTATAGTCTTCAGTCCACGTTCCAATTGGAAGTTCTGTTACACTAATAACATTTGCTTTAATTGTGTAATTTCCATGCGAAGTCCATTTATTTTCTTCTACTTTTTTAATCTGACCAGTGAAACCTTTGTACCAAGGTGTAAGTTCTTCAATGTCTGAATCCTCGTCTTCTACGAGTCTCAGAAGACGGTCTTTGATATCATCTGGGTTGAAACACGGAATGTCTGTAGAGAATCCCGTTCCAATACCACATGCTCCGTTTATTAAGATAAGAGGCAATATAGGAACATAAAACTTTGGTTCAATTGATTGCCCGTCGTCGTCTAGATAATGCAATAGATCAAAGTCGTCTTCATTGAAAAGTTCTTTGAAATTTTTAGAAAGATGTGTAAAGATATACCTCGGGCTAGAAGCATCTTTACCACCAAGCAGTCTTGTTCCAAATTGTCCAACTGGTTCAAGAAGATTCATATTATTGGAACCCGTGAATGTATGTGCGAGATTTACAATAGTATCTTGAAGACTTGCTTCTCCGTGATGGTAACAAGCGTGTTCAGAGACATAACCCGCGAGTTGTGATACTTTAATTTCCGAATAGAGTTTTCTCTTGATACAAGAAAAGATTATCTTTCTTTGAGAAGGCTTAAGTCCATCTACAAGACTTGGGATAGATCTTACGTTGTCTGCTATTGAGAATAACACTAGTTCTTTATTGATAAGATCTTTGATAGTTACTTTTTTATTATTATAATCAAGTGTCTCCGGACTCTTAATATTATTAAGAATCCATTTCTTTCTAGCATCCGCTTCGGTCTTTGTGAAAGCTAGATTAAGATATTGTTCATCCTCATTAGACTCGTTTTTATAATGTAACGTCTTCATATCTCTAAAGTATTCTTTAGCCTCAGCGGTTGTGCTTGTACCAAGACCCTTGTAATACTTTATCTTGAAGCCTGAAATATTATTTGCTTCTTTATATTTTTTATAGTCATCTACGTTATAAAATGGAATGATCTGTGATTTTTTAGTTAATTTGATAACAGGTGTTACTAAAGATGAAATAAAGTCTGTCTTTAGTAGTTCTGGCCAACCATTTCCGATGAAATTCACAATAAGACTTTTTATGTGAAATCCATCGGTGTCCGCGTCAGTCATCACCATAATTCTTCCATATCTTAATTCAGAAACAGATGAATACTTCTTAGAACTTTGAAGGCCGAGAATCTGTTTGATATTGTTAATTTCTTCGTTTTTTGATAACTGAGAATAAGTAGCAGTACGAGTGTTCAGAAGTTTGCCACGGAGTGGAAAAACACCGTATGTATCGCGACCAACTACAGAAAGACCTGATATAGCTGTAGCCTTCGCCGAATCTCCCTCTGTGAAAATAATCGTGCAAAACTTAGAGTCTTTTGTACCGGCCTTGTTGGCGTCGTCTAGTTTCGGAATAATGACCCTGTTAGTTTTCTTACCGTCAGTCTTTTGCAAAGACTTCTTTTCTTTTGCATTTGCAATAATTAGGACATTTTCTATTATACCCATTTTAGAAATCTGGGTAATAAAGTCATCCGATGGAGAAAATCTGCTACCAAAATCTGAAATCTTGGTAATATTCTTTTCTTTTGTCTGGGAAGAATAAGTTGCATTTTCTATGAGACAATTTATAAAGACAAAAAGATTATCTTTGATGTACTGCTGTTTAATTGTTATATTTTTGTGCTTTTCTTGAATAATTTCTGTAACCTTTTTAATTATTGGATTAACAACATGATCGACGTGTGAGCCACCCCCTGTTGTACTGATTCCGTTTACAAATGAGATACATTGGAATCCAGACTCAGATGGTGAGATACCTACTTGCCAGCGTCCGGTTTCTTGAATAACTCTCGGACACATTTTCTTAGGACCAATGTAAGCTGAAATATAATCAGAAAAATCTTTAATTGTTAACTTTTTTTCATTAAAATAAACAGAAACGTCTTTATTTGTAATTGCGCAAATATCAAACACTCTTTTTGTTAATATGTCAAGAGTGTTATCTGTTATACCCGATGTTCCAAATTTTGAAAAGTCCGGTTTAAAGGTTATTTTGGTATAATCTCCTTTTGCAGTACTAATCTTTGGTTTATTTATCTTACTTAGATTTTTTTCGAATTTTTGAGTATATTTCTTGCCGTCTTTTGCAGTTTCAATAATAAAATACTCTGAGAAAATAGCGGTCAATTTGGCACCGAGCCCGTTAAGACCACCCGTTGTTCTTTTTTGCGAGTCATCGTGATTACTCGTGGTGAGTAGATTGGCGAAGATTAATTCAGGAATGTAAATTTTGTACTCCGGGTGAATCTCGATGGGAATACCAGAATCGTTAAATACCGAGATTTCGTCATTTTCTATTTTAACTTTGATACACTTAACAGCTTTATTTCTTTGAACTTCGTCCGCGGCATTAACCAAAATTTCGTCGAAAATTTTAAAGATGCCTGGGTTCCATTTACAAGATTTAAGCACAGCCTTGTTATCTTCTATAATCCAGCAATCACCAGTCGTACATTTTGTATCACCGATGTACATACCGGGTCTTGCTATGACATGTTCAATTTGTGTATATTTTTTATATGTGTCCGTCATAATAACTGATTATAAAATGAACTAAATTTTTAAACCAGTTATTTTTTTGCAAATTTCTAGTTGAATCTAATTGTTTTTTTTCATACTATTAATTATTTCATTAATTTGTTCAATAGTCTTAACCCCCTGAAATCTGTGGGTATTGTCCTTATACTTTATTATAGTATCTGGAATAGTGTAAATTTTATTGTCCATTAAAAAAGACTCAAATTCTTCATTGTCTATAGATATATGATACAGAAGACTATCTTCCACCTTTTTGAGTATTTTTTCAAGTTCTATACAAGGACTACACCATTCTGCGCCAAACTTGAAAAATATAACCTTTTCGCCAAAATCTATGTTGTTTACTGCTGTATAATTTTTAAGATCTTTAATCACGACACTCATTGTAATGTATAATGTATAGTGTACAATAATTTATTTTTTTAAGTTTGTATTTTTAAATTTAAATTAGATATATATATAATAAAAATGACTTCGACATTTCTAGATTTTTACACATTTGATCTTACAACATTTGTTATAATATTGCTAGTTGCCTCCGGTTTTTTTATGTTGATCAATTACAACGAAGATAAAAAAGATGAAAACTATACATTTAATGTGGGTTTGTCAATATGTATTGGTATATTTGCTAGCATAGTTTATTCTTATGTAACATTAGAGTCAGACGAAATAATGACGTCTAATTATTGGGAGTAAATAAGATTTTAAAATAATTTTTACATATTATTATAACAAATGTCTATTAGTCTATCAAAATTTAACCCTAGAAAAATAGAAGAAAGGAGGCGAACCGGATCAGGTCCTGCTACGTGTGTTTTTATCGGCAAAAGAGGTACTGGCAAAAGTACTTTAGTCGCAGATATACTTTATTACATGCGTAAAATTAATGCAGGGGTTGCTATTTCTGCAACAGAGGATGGAAATGCTTATTATTCTAGTTTTATACCCGATATCTTAATTCATTCCGAATATAAACCAGAAATAATTCAACAAGTTATAACTCGTCAAAAAAAGGTAATAAATTGCAAAAATAAAGACTCAGAAGGAGACGTGTTTGTACTATTGGACGACTGTATGTACGATAAACGTATGATAAGAGATACTAATATCCGAGGTATATTCATGAATGGACGACACTGGCGTATTACATTCATGTTAACTATGCAGTATTGTATGGATTTACCACCTGATCTGCGCGCAAATATAGACTATGTGTTTATTCTTCGAGAAAATATTATACAGAATCAAGAAAAACTTTATAAGAATTTTTTCGGTATATTTCCTCATTTCAGTGTTTTTCAAGATGTATTAAATAGTTGCACCGAAGGTTACGACTGTTTAGTTCTTGATAACACATCTAAAAGTAATAATGTACAAGATTGCGTTTTTTGGTATAGAGCAAAACCTAATAGAAATTTTAGAATTGGTTCAAAAGAACTTTGGAAATACTGCCAAAAAAATTATGATGAAAAGAAAGCCAAGTCTGTACAAGAATATGACGAGAAAAAACTCAAGAAAAAGAATACCCCAAGCGTAACTGTTAAAAAATTAAAAAAATAAAATAGGTTGCTCTTCTTTATTTATGTACATATTCTTTAGAGTGTAATAATTGTGTCTCATCTTTTTTTTCTTTGGAAACAATGTTCTTTTCTTCATTCTGTCGAAATAAAATAACTTACTAATTTGTTCAAAACTAATAAGTTTAGTTATTTCATAAAACATTTTATTTACATTGCAAAAGTTTACATTGTCATGCAAAGTTCTATTTTTGATAATGATATATAAGATATCCGGATCGTCCATTTAAATTATAAATTATTTTTTAATTATTAATAGTTCCCGTATTAATTCCATATTAGTTTTATAAGACTCTTTAATTATTTTAATCATACATTTATAGCAATAATGATGCACACAAGATCCTAAGCAACTTTTTCTATTAAGTTAAACAAATTGGAAATTCCGTCTATATGTATATAATATTTCTTGGTTTTATTTTCATTGTTTGTTTTTCTTTTTTAAATCTTTGTTTAATTAAGTTTTCGTTAATGTATTCTAAAAAGCTATTAAATGATAATGTATGGCGTATGTTTAGTATCTCTTTTTCTAAATTTGTATAAACTCCTTGTTTTCTTAGATTTTTACATAATAGTTTGAAATCATTTACTTCATAATTGTCAGTTGTTATGGCAAAATAAATCAATGAATTTAAGTACATATTAATTATTCCCTTGTCATGTATATAATTATATAACACCTCTTCCTCCATTATTACTGGTATTATTATCTTATTTCTGTAAACAGCGTAGTTCCATTCTTTAAAACAGTTGTCATTTAATTTATTTAATTTAACTGCATTATTTATTTTTAAACAATACGCCGTCGTGAGACAAACTATAAAAACTTTACAATTGTCTATGGCTTGAGTTATAGAATTATCTATATCTCTTCCCATATCGTAATGATCAAACCATACTGAATAACCCTGTTCTTTTAACATATTACATAACACCATACATCTCATATGATTATTTCGGCCCCTTTTGTCTTTTTGCCAATTGTGAGATATAAAAATATCTTTATTCATTTTTAATTTAAAGTTACTTTATATATAAAAGTAAACTTTAAATGTATAAAATTAATAAATTGTTAGAAATTCCTCAATATGAACAAAGGTCTGATATGTGGTTTAAACAACGTGAAAATAAGCTTACTAGTTCTGACGCGGGTACTGTTTTAGGTCTTAATCCGTATCAAAAACCACACGAAGTTCTTTTTAAGAAATGTGGTTTTGATCTAAAGCCTTTCGTTGGAAATGTTGCTACAAGACATGGACAAAAATACGAAGACGAAGCCATAGATAAATACTGCGAACTTACCGGACAAGTAAATTATAATTTTGGCCTTATAGCACACGAAGATGTGTATCATAATAAAGATTATTATTGGATGGCAGGGTCTCCTGATGGAATAGCTATCTCTAAAACAAATGATGAAGCAGATCCAGTTCTTTTAGAAGTAAAGTGTCCATATAGAAGAAAAATTAAGTTTGGTAAGATTCCAGATTATTATTTACCACAAGTTCAACTTAATCTTTTTATTTGCGATCTTAGGGTAGCAGATTTTATAGAATATCTCCCACCGGATACAATGAATATAGTAAGAGTATATAGAGATCAAAAGTGGTTGGATAAAAATATACCAATATTACAAGAGTTTTGGAAAGAAGTAGAATACTATAGAAATAATCATATTAAATTACATCCAAAATTTCCAAAACAAAAAAAAACTCTTGATTTAACATCTGATGAACCAGAAGAAGAAAATATTCTACTTGAGTATGCATTTAGAGAATAAAGATACGGTGATATTTTACAAAAAAAGATATTACTTAAAAGAATAGATTATACTACATTAATAAAATGGGTATTCGCGGACTAAATACCGTTATTAAAAAGTGGGCGCCGGATGCCATCCAGATTTGTGACATCTCAAAGTACAGAAATTCAAAGGTTGCTATAGACTGTAGTATTCTTCTTTATAAATTTAAATATGCATCGAAGGTTGAAAACTCTCATCTTATAGGAATTGCAAATAGAATTAAGTTTTATCTTATGAATGGAGTATTACCCGTATTTGTGTTTGATGGAGTACCTCCCGAAGCAAAAAAAATTACTTTAGCCAAAAGACAGGCTAACAAGGAAAAAATGTACATCCGTTTAGAAGAGCTTCGAGCAAAAGAACCAGAAACCGAAGAAGAAAATAAAACTATTCAAGAAGAGATAGAAAAATTGCTTTCGCAACTTATTGTTGTTAAAAAAATTCATATAGATTCGAGCAAAGAACTATTGAAAAAAGCTGGAATTCCTTACTGTACTGCACCAGAAGACGCTGAAAAATATTGTGCATTCTTGCAAAAAAATGGTCTGGTAGATTATACAGTAACAGACGACACTGATGCAACAACATTTGGATGTCCTTACATCTTAAAAACTTCTATAAATAAGAATATAATTGAAATCGATACAAATGCAATTCTAGAAAAATTTGAGATGTCCCGTGATTCTTTTGTAGATTTTTGTATACTTTCTGGATGCGACTACACCGATCCTATACCACATATAGGTCCAATTACAGCATTTAATTTAATCAAAAAGCACGGCTCAATCGAAGAAATTCTTAAAGCCTTAAACAAAGAAGCACCGAATTTTAATTACAACGTTTCTAGAAAAATATTCAAGGAATTTGATTACGAAGTCCCAGAAAAATTTTCAAAAATAAATGTAGACAAACAAATACTTTTGGAATTTCTACATTTACATGAGTTTAAAGAAAATGTAATTTCAAAATTTATTAAAATTTTATTTTGAATTTAATTTAATTTAATTTTATTTTTTTTCTAAACTATATATTAAAATAAAATATGGGTGCATTAGAACTTTTCTTCGGTAAGAAGCGCCGTGCGCGCAAAGCTAAGAAATCGCCAGGCCGCCGTCCAAAGCGCGGTCACTACGTTAAGTCCCTACCAAAGTCGCAGGCTTACGTCACTGTTCGCAACCGTCGCCGCAAGCTCCACCGTGGTGCCAATGGTGGTCTATACTACCGTACCAAGTCGGGTCGTCACTACGTTGACGCCAAGGTACTTAAGCGCAAGCAGCATGTGCTTTCACCAAAGAAGCGCCGTGTTCGCCGTGCGGTAAAGAAGCTTCGCCGTCGTAAGAGCCGAAAGCTTAAGCAGACCAAGGCCGCGATCGCTGCTCGCCGCGCCTACCGTCTCCGTAAGAAGCGCATGAGCCGTTTCGGTCTTTGGTAAATGTGTAAATGTGTAAATGTGTAAATGTGTAAATGTGTAATCAAAATAATAAACTATAACATAATTATAATTATAGTTTATTATTTTGATTTGAAAGTTTGATCTTAATTATTTAGAAATCTAATTCGTTAAGAAATACATTTTCTCTCTTAATTGTCATAATTTTTTCGATAGATCTTATTGTGCTTGGCAGGGTCTTAAAGGTGTTTACGTTTAAAATTTCCATCTTATCAGAAACATTAACATCTATTATACACCCCGGGGTATATCCTTCTAGATTTTTAATAAAACTGATGTATTTTGATCCTTCTGGATCTGAGTTGTGAATCTTAGCAAATAGAGTTTCGTTTTTAAAAATCGTACTATATAATAGAATATCATCCTGTTCTTCTTTTACCAAAAGACTAAATGTAATTAAATTAGAAGGTTTCCATTTAAAACAGGAATAGTTTACCCCTGTTATAATAGGTAGATCATTTGGAATCATAAAGACTTCTGTTCCGTCTTCAATTGGACTAGATATATCTTTTAATTCGCGTGTATATTCCGTAATTACAATAGGAATTTCTGAATTTAATACGTTATGCTTAAATGTCTCTGCTTCTGAAATGCGGTCTATGAAAGAATATTTGTTAATTTTTTTACCTGATATTAAAAAAGTGTCGTAAATACATATTTCTTTTGGTGTATATGAAATATCAAAAATGCTGTTATTATAATAATCATGGGAACAGTTTAAATCTATTTTGTAAATTGTAAAATCTTTTAATATTATAACAGCCGTGTTTTTCGCATTTTTATCTAAAAAAAGAAATAAAATAGCTCTCAGAGTTTCTTGTGTATTTTTTTTATAAAAAAGGTAATTAAAATTTCGAAGTTTAAAAATGTATCTTCTTTCTATATTAATAGAATTTTGGAGTGGAAAATACATATCAGATTTGCCAGTCCAGTTGTTGTTTAAAAGAAATATAATCTGTTTTTTAAACTGTGTATCTGTGATTTCAGTTAACATATCTATAGTTTATAATACAGTATTGTCTTTAAATAAATTTAAAGATATGTATTATTATTTACAATGTAGTAATGTCTTTTACAACGAAAGAAGAAACTCTCATAAATTTTTTATTGAACTTTTATAAACACAAAATGTCTCTTTTTAGAGATATAATTTATCAAAATACTCCATTGAGTTTAAGACTTTTAGATTGGTTGGTAACTAATTACTCAAAGAAGTATAATATCATATACCCCCTTGGTAGTTCAAATGACATAGTTTATTTTAATATATACCTCGATTATAAAAATCAACTCAAGGCTTACTCTAAAAAGTTTTTCGACCCATTTTGCAGACAGAAACGTCTTATAATAAATACCAACACATTTAAATGGCGAGAATACACAGACGAATGTATTTCCGATGCTGAAATAGTAACCACAGTTGGGCAACTTAATTTCTTTAGATGGTTTATAGATAATAAAATTTTAGATTACGCACTTTCTAATATACACCTTGTCGATGCGGATATGATAACGACGATGGCATCTAAAAAGAAAGGAAAACGCACAGTGTTGTCTCCAAGTGCCGTTAAAGGTATTTATACAAATAATTGCGCGATTACAATAAAATTTAAACCCTAATAATTTAGAGAAATAAAATATATAATATTATAAATGGAAAATCCATTAAATGCGTGGTTATTTTCTACTGGAAAAATGGTAACAGATTCAAAACTCCAAAATGTAACACACTTTATGTTTGATGGAGGTAAGTTAGATATTTCAAACGATCATGAAACATTTCAAATGTTGTACAGTAAATACATAAAATATAAAAATTGTATAGTAGAGAGAAAAACTGATTTTTTTAAATTTTTTATTGACTTTGATATTTTATCAGAAGAAATTATAAATTTGGATCAATACATTAATATTATTCAATCTACCCTGAGCAATCTTTATAAAACTAACGAATTACTGTGTATAGTAACAGGTGCAAATAAAAATAAAGAAATAATAAAGGAGGATAAAAAATACATTAAACAAGGTTTTCATTTACATTGGCCCTATATCGTAGTAAACAAAGAAACAGCAAAACTTATTCGTAAAAATCTTATAGTTAATTTAAGAAGTGTTTTTGGAAAAGACGTTAAACATTATGACACTTGGGAAAAAATAATTGATCTGTGTGTATATGAAAATAACGGATTGCGTTTAGTAGGTTCTGATAAATGTACTATATCTGACGGTGTTAGAATTTATGAAGAAAGAATATATATTCTTAAGGACGTTTATATCGGAACCAACAAAGATGAATCTAGAAAAGATTTTTATGAATCTGATACATTTCAGTTGATTAAAGACACAAGTATACGCTGTGACGCAAATTCTATAACAGATGTACACGATTTGGGAGAATATATTGAAAGCGAAGAACCAATTAAATCGTCTGGCAACTTGATAGATATTCAGAAAAGTTCATCTGAATATAAATCTATCGAGAAATTTTTTAAGCTTCATGCAACTGGATATAAAGTAGAAGATATCAGAACTATTACTAAAGTCAAAGATAAACCTATGTATCTTATTAGTTCTAAATCTAAATTTTGCCAAAATAAACAAGATTTTCATTCAAATAATCACATCTTTTTTAAATTAACTCCAAGCGGACTTTGTCAAAAATGCAGATCTGAAAGCACAGGAGTTCACGGATTATGTCGCGAATATCAAAGCACGTGCGTACCTATAACACCTGCTTTAGAAAGTTCTTTGAATTGGAAAAAATCTAAACAAAAAAACGACGAAATGAAAAAACAAGAAAATTTTACTTTACCCGGTTTACTCGAGAATCTTGAAAATAAGCTCGTCCCTAAGCAAATTTTTAAGGGACCTGGAAAAAAGAAGTAAAAATAACAACAGATAAACCAATCAGTACAGCAACAGCCGTTTTACCTAATAAATTAGTAGTTCCAGAATCAACTAAATATGGAAACGTGTTTCCTAAAAATTGAGTAAATTGATCAGAGTTTGTTATAAGATAAGATATTATGACAAGTAATATAATCCGTATATTTTTCTCTTCCTTTATTTTATCAAATAATGAATCACTAGCGATATTATTCATAATTTGATTATTAATGTTTTGATTATTCTTTGATAAAATACTCTTTGGTCCATCTTCGATAGCAGGAGGGACTTGTGTATTATTCGCTTGTGTATTATTAGCTTGTGTATTAAGATCCTTTAAAGAACATTCAAAGTTTGACATACTAATTTACATTTTGTAATTATTTAAATTAGATTTTTTAAACGAAACTATAATAAGTTTGATTTCTTCGTAAATTAATTATATTTCTTCGTAAATTAATTATAAATAAAAATAAAATGTATTTATAAAAGTAAATAAAATGGGCATAGATAACGTTGCTATTAAAACTTTTAATTCTACTGGGGCACAATCTGTATGTCGTGCTAACGAAGCAGATAGTTCTAAATTAATCGAGTCTCAGTTTTTAACTAAATGTACAACAGAATACATCAATGGCTCTGGTATGAGCCTTATAAATGGTTCAACTTTGGCAGGGTCCACTACCGTCGCCGCATTACCAGATACATTTTATTTACCTAACGATTGCGATGCTATAAGTGATGTAATTTATAATGGCACCAAACTTTCGAATATATCTGAAATACATGTTATTATTGGTCAATTAACTGCTCAAACTATATATCCACATGATATAATTTCTAGAAATAATACAGAACTCGGCGTAGCAATGAGTAGAGATTTAACCGATAAAACTTTTTCTATTCCTTTTATAGGAAGAGCAAAAAATACAATAAATAGTTTTCTTCAAGCCGGGGCTATGACAAATCAAATGAAAATAAAAGTTACATATAAAAAAGGAACGGAGAGCTACACCGATAAGACCAGTATATGCGTATTTACACATCAGATCACAGACACTGAAAAAAATTTTATTGCTAAAAATATTGTAAACAGGCCTGTTCATACATCACACGGACTTCAAACATTACAGACTGTGGAAGGGGAAAAAAAAGTTGATTTAAGTAGCGTTAATATAAACGTGTCTCATATATTAATCCACGATGATACAATCGCGTTGACTTCAAAGAGTGGAACTTTCTTATACACAGCAGCAGACACGACCGTAACATTTAATATAACGAACCATGGCTTTTCAATTGGAGAAACGGTAAATATTTTCGGTAACACAGTGGTAAACGGACTTCATGTCGTGGCGACTAGGGCGAACGACAATACATTTACTATTACGTCGTCTGTGAGCGCGAACGACATCACAGTTCCAGTGAGCGTCTCTGTTTCAAAGGCCGGTTTAACAAATGTTGAATTGATATTAGGAAGCGATAGAACGGGATCCGTTCCTGTAAAAATGCTTAAAACTAAACTGAATGCAGAATTATTTTCATTAGCGGGAGGTGATGATAATGTGTACATTATTAAAACTGCTGATTCTGCTTTTAGCACCGCCGGTATTCCGTTTGCACGCGTTAATAATAAACAGCTAAAACTCACTACATACAACGCAAGCGGTGCAAAAGTCTATGTTACAGTATGTGGAACACAAGTACAAACTACTGTAGGTGGTACTATTTCATTTAGTGCATAAACAATTAATTGAATTTTAAAAATGAATGAATAAAATAATTTTAACTACGTATTAAATTTAAAATTATTTTCTTTTATAAATTGTAAATACAAATGTCTG